GCCGTTGGCCTGGGCCACCACGGCGTCGATGCGCGTGCCCAAGGCCCCGTCCGCGTCGATGCGGGCGGTCTGTTCGGTGATGATGCCTGCGGCGGCCCCGTTGGCAGCCGCGACCACGGCGTCGAGCTGGGTCTGCACGTCGCTGATGTCGCTCGCGCGCGCAACAGCTTCGGCCAACAGATCGGTCGCGCGATTCTGCGCTTCGACCGCAATGCGGGCATTGACCGAGCCGGGCGCATTGCCGTCGATCAGGTCCAGGCGATCCAGGATTTCATGCGCGATGTCTTCGGCGGTGATGCCGGGCGCGGTGATCTCGTGAGCCGGCGAGACGTTCAGCTCGTCGGTGCCGAAGGCGTCATAGCCCGCCCAGCGGACATAATAGGCGTCACCCGCCGGCACGAAGAAGATGGGCTTGCCCGGGCCGATCCAGACCTGGGTTTCGTCGCTGGGCTCAAAGCCGCTATCAGTCGAAGCCCAGACCAGAAGGCCCACATAGTCCGGATCAGCAGGCGTGGTGACATCGACCTGCAGCGAGGTGCCGGAGGCTGAGACGGTGCCGGGGATCACGTCAGGCGCGGGGTTGGAGACATCCATCCAGGCCGGATCGGAAATCTGCCCCTGCCGGCCACGCATCCGCACTTCGATGGTGAACTCGCGGCGCGCGTGCCCGTTCTTGTAGAGGGTCTTGTTGTCGTCCACGTTCTTCTCGAACGTGTAGATGTAATAGGGGCTGACCGTCGTTTCGCGGCGAAGCACATTGCCTTCCGGCGACAGGATGCGCACCTCATAGTCGCGCCAGGTGTAATCCAGGCCCGAGGTGTCAGCGCCTTCGCTGTTGAGCGAGGCGGCCAGAGCCGCCACGTCGCGCCAGGAGAACTTCGCATCCTTGCCGGTGAAGTGATTGGACAGCGTGTCGCCGTCTGCGTTCTCCAGCGTGAGGCCGGTGACGCGGTTGGGGATCGCGGGCGCGTCGAGGAAATAGGCGTGACTGATCCATTCCGAGAAGGATTCGCCATATACCGAGCGCACGCGCACCAGGATATAGCCGACGTTGTTCTGGACGATCTTCTGCGAGAGGCCCTGGGCCAGGCCCGCAATCGACCAGTCGGTGTTATCGGGCGGCGTCCAGGTGCCCGCGTTGAAGGCGGTGTACTGGTCCTTGGTGATGGAGGTGTATTCCACCAGGTAGCCATCGAGCGGCGCGGATGTCGAAGCATCCCAGCCGACAAGCACGGTCGCCTGGATGAGCCAGTCGGCCAGGCTGATCTTGAGGTTGGACGGCGGGTCCAGCGTGACAGCCGTCGTCTTGACGGTGCCGGCCACGACAGGGGCATAGTAGACGTTGGCGCGGGCGCCCGACTTGTTGAACTCCACCACGCGCAGGCGGAACTCCTGCCCCACGTTGATGATCTGCTCGACCGCCGTCACGTCCTGGACGGAGCGGATGTACTGGAAGGGGCCATTGTCCAGCGCCAGGTAGATGTCAGCGCCGCCATAGTCTTGCGTGTCACCGGGCTGCCACTGGAACTGCACGCGCACCGGGCCGGCATAACCGATGAAGGTCTCCGGATAGGAATAGAAGAGACCCTGGGCCTGGGCGACCGGGCCGCGCACGGGCGGCGCCGAAGGCGTGACGACGGTGCCGAGCGGCGAATAGACCAGCTCGTTGTATTCGGTGAAGGTCAGCTTGCGCTGGAGGATGTCGCTGCCGGCGATGGTGCGCAGGCGGAACTTCTGTTTGACGGTCTCGAACGGACCCAACATCCACACGGTGTAATCGGCGGGCGCCACCGAGAAGGCTTCTGTGACCGTGATCTGGGTCTGGGGGCCGGCGGCATAGATGACCGTGCGTTCTTCGGCGACATCGGTCACCCAAAGTTCTGCGGGGCCAGGCGCGAAGCCGCTGGTGTCGTCCACGATGATACGATCCGAGCTGCCTGCATCGACCACATCGTAAATGGGGGCGTCGGTGCCGCCCTGGACGATGCGCGACACGCGCGCGATCTCGTCGGGCAAGCCCGTGACATAGAGCGCATCGCTGATGGACCCGATGGTCACGTCATAGCGCTTGAGGGCGGCGTGATTGACCAAGACGCTATAGGTCACGCCTTCGGTCATGGTGACGGGCGCGTCCAGCTTCAGGGTCGTGGTGGTATTACCGGTCTTGAGGCGTCCGCCGCCGATGCCGCGCCCATAGTTGGCGCTGCTGTGCTGGATGATCGCCACGTCGCCATGCGACAGGCCCACCGCTTCAAGAGGCGCGTCGAAGGTGACGGTCTTGCGCAGCAGGCGGTTCTCGCGGATTTGCTTCTCCACGTCGAACTGGGCCTGGGAGATATTGTCCACGCCATAGCCGGTGACTTGGGCGATGCGCAGGCCCGCTCCCGTGTTGGGTGCGAGCGGATCGGTCACGCGGATGGTGGTCTGGGTGTTTGCGTTCTCCTTGTCGAAGAAGGTGTAGACGATCTCGTTGGCGCGATCCGACAGCGGCAACCAGTCCGTCTGGAAGGTACCCTTGATGATGTTGGCCTCGTTGAAGACCATGACGGCCTCGGACGGCTTATCGACCACAACCGACCAGCGGGTGCCGATACGCGACAGTGCGGCATGACCGACGCGGCACGCGATCTGCGTCGCGTCCCACACGTTGGAGTCCGTGTCGAAGATCATGTTGAACTGCAGGTTCTTTTCGATGCAGTAGGCTTCCCACTCCTTGAAGGCGGGGAAGTCGATCTTGGAGGCGGACAAGCCCCTGCCCCGATCCTCGTTCATCAGGATGTCGGTGGTTGCCCAGCACGGCCAGGGCGACCAGCTCTCGTCGAGGACATTGCCTTCCTCGTCGAACTGCTTGACGTGACTACCCTTCACCAGCGCCGTCATCTTGGGCGCCGACGAAAGCTGATCGTTCATCTTGATCTTGAGCGACAGCGTGGCAGTGCCGGGGTACTGCATGTTGTCGAGGGTGATTTCCGACACGTCCTGCAGGTACACGGCGTCCGTCTTGGTGGAGACGGTCGATTCCGGGAGGGTGCGCTGGATGCGGATGTCATACTTACCCAGCGGCAGGGTCTTGCTGGCGATGTCATAGCGCACCGCCGAGGTCTGCTTGCGGGTGACGTTGTAGCTGCTGGTCGAGCCGGTATTGCCGGCGGACACGGTGAGCTGGGTGGGGAAGCCGCCCAGGACCGCGACTTCGATGGCGTCGCTGGGCACAACGGTTGACCAGGTGCGCGCGACGACGGGCATGTCGGCAGCGCCGGCAGCGCCACGGAAGCGCGAGACGGTGCCCAGGTCCTCACCGAACACGGTCCAGTGATCGGCGCCAACTTTGCGATAGACGGCCTTGAGGTGATAGGTGCCGGTCACCGCGTCGATGGCGTCCGTCAGGATTTCGCCGATGCAATCGACGGTGATGCTCTGCAGGCCCGAGCCCGCCGGGATGACGACCATGTTCTGGGCGTCGCCGGTCGTGGGGTTGGTGTCGGTATCGACATAGATGCCGGGCAGGTCATAGGTGACGCCCGGGATGATCTCGCCCGTCAGTTGGTCGAGGATGTTGCCGTAGGAGAACGCATAGTCGCCCTGCGCAGTGACGGCGGGCGCGGCGCCATAGCCGGGAACGACGGCAAGGCCCGAAGTCATGAACGCCTTGCGGGTGATCGAGATCGCGTCCAGCGCTTCCCAGGCGCTACCGTCCGCGTCATGCGGCTTGATCTGGGCGACCAGGCCCACGGTGGCATCCTGATAGGAGCCGTCCTTGTCGTTGATGTTGACCAGGCCCGAGGGCCACAGCAGCGATAGGCGCACCTTCTCCACGTCCGCGCGGGTCGTGTAGGTCAGGAAGCTCGTGCCGATCTTGCGACCGTCCGACCACTGGGTGACGGCCTCGCCGAACCAATCGTTGGACGTGCCGTCGTCTTCGCCCAGCGTGACGCGCGTTTCGACGTTGGCGAAGTTGGCGATGTCCTCATCATTGAGGAGGATGTCGGTGATGGCGTCGCAGCGCCCATCGTTCAAGATGGTGCGCATGTAGAGGTACTGATCGTCACCTTCGTTGACGGTGAAGAGATCGACGATGTTGCCGCCCTGGCGGAAGGTGCCATAGGTGACCGGGACCACGACACCCTCCTGCGAGGTGTTCTTGGGTCCGTCGAAGCCATAGGTCGAAGGCGAGGTCTGGTTGGTCGATGAGATACCGCCGACGCTGGGCGCCGGCAGGATTGCATTGACCAGCATGGAGCCGGCGATGCCGATGAAGGCGCCCGCGACCGCGCCAGCGGTTGCGCTCGTGAAGCCCAGGGCGCCGGCCAGCAGCGGGCCGCCCCAAGCGGACGCGGCCACCAGCGCGATCATCGCGACCAGGCGGAAGATGTTCTTGCCGCCGCCACCGCCTTCGGGGACGACGACCAGGCTGAAGGCTTCGCCGGGCTCGAACTTGATCTCGCCCCACTGATCCTTCTCGATCACGTCGCCGTTGTGGCCGGCGACGAAGCTCACGCCTTCGGGCAGACCCTCCATGTAATCGGAGAGCGTGAAGTCGGGGTTATAGACCAGCTCATGGCGCTCGATCTCGCGCGGGTTGAACGGGTTATAGACAATGGCGACCTTGAGGTTGTCGTGTTCCAGTACGTCAGCCATTGAACTCGTAAATCCCAACGATCCTTTGCTTCCAGAGGTTGATCCGCTCGGCGGTGACGCCGTTTGTTCCTTCCCAGGCATGGATGAACCAGCCGGGCTTGTAGATGTAGCCGACGTGACAGTCGGCCCCGAGTTTGGCGATATGGAAGTGCAGCGAGCGTCCGGGCTGGCACAGGGCCAGCGCAGCTTCGCCACCATCATTCTTGTCCCACCACTTGCGCCAGGACACCTTGTTGGCGTTCAGCGCAGCTTCGATCTCGTGGTAGAACTCGGGCGAGCGGAAGTCAGGAATGACCTTGCCCACCCGGCGATGACACTCCATCAGGACGCCGAAGCAGTCCACGCCGGTAACAAGATCGCGTCCACCCTTCTTGAAGGGTGCGCCGATCATGTCTTCGATGTCGATGATGGCTTCCATTATACACTAGCTCTGGCGGTTTTTCAAACCGGGGAAGCCACCGAAGCGCGCGACGTTGCTGTGCGCGCGGCAGCCGTTCGCTCCGCTTAGGGTGTAATCGCAGGTCGCCAGCGCACCGCTGTATCCGCAGCGGCGGCCTTTGTAGGGCCAGGGGCAGCGGTCGCGATATTGCCGGCGGTGTGGAAACTCAGCCTTGAGCGGATTCTCGGCGCCCAGCGTGAAGGTCACGGCCACGTCGGGCGCGGTCGCTTCGGTGACGATGAACTCTTCGGCCAGCTCGGGGCGCGCACCCAGGTTGCCGGAGTTGACCACGCTCATGGTCACGGCAAAGCCGATGCCGCCGCCATAGTCTTCCATCGCACCGCGAATGGAGTTGGTGGGGTCGAAGACGGTGAGCTTCAGCGAGGGCTCGCTGTTCAGCTCTTTGTTCTGGTCGAAATCGAAGTCGGTGGGTTCATACAGGTTGCCCCGATAGGGGATCGGCTCGTTGTTCTTGACGAAGCGGCGGGTCTCGATCAGCTCGCCCGTGTCGGGCGAAATGATGTCGATGTCCAACAAGACCAGCCAGACGTTGGCGCTGGCGATCTTGTTCTTGTCGATGGCGTCGGCGATGGTGATGGAGGCGGGCATTAGACCTCCGTGATGGAGATCGTGTTCGTTTTGTAGCGGGACAGGTTGCCGGCGCCACCGCCCCAGCGGGTCGTCTCCAGCTTGAAGCCCTTGGAGAAGCGCACGTTGATGACTTCGGCGGTGACCGGGTGCGTCCAGTTGAACGCGACCGAGGAGCCCTTGGCCGACGTGCGGAAGAAGTCCGACAGCGTGTCGCGGTCGGCCTTTGACAGGTCGCTATACGCAAACATGAAGGTGCGCGGCGGGGTGCGGGTGTACCTGGGGCGGGTGATGAAGTACGCGCCATCGGTGTCCTGCCCTTCCAGGGCGGGATTGTCGTCTTGCTGGTTAAGCGTGTCGCCGTCCGGAAGCATCGACAGGGCGGGGTAATTCATGGCTGCATCCTATCATACTCATTCGTGAATGTGAATAGCGGCTATGCCATGACGCCCTTGATGGCGTCGCGCATCTTGCCGGGTTTGGACATGGCCTCGACCACCACGTCGATAATCATGCCCGACGCGTCCATGCGTGCGGGCTTCTGCTGGGCGGTGAGCTGGGTGCCGCTCTGGTTGATGACGTTCACCTGGACGTTGGGGGCCTGCCCCTGGCCGCCCAGGGCCTTCATCTGCTCCTTGGTGAAGACGCCCTCGCCTTCCTGCAGGATCGCCGGGATTTCACCCGGGCGCAGGCCGGCAATGCCGCCGATGTGGTAGCGCATGGCGTCCTGAAACACGGACGGGTGGACCATGAGCGAGCCCAGGCCCTTGTCTGCCCCGATCACGCCGCCCGAGTGCAGGATCGGCGTGGGGAGCTGGATGGAGCCAAAGTCGCTGGGCAAGCCCGGCGACGGGGCGGTGACGCCACCCATGGCATCGGCGCCGGTCAGGCCGAACGCACCAAGGGTCGCCATCACCGCTTTCGCGATGAGGGCCTGCAGGATGATCTTGGCGATGTCCTTCAGGACGGCCTGGGCAAAGTCGCCCATGGACAGCTTGCCCTCGGCCAGGCCATCGACGAAATCGCCGATCCAGCCGGTCGCGGCCTGCTGCATGTTCTCGCCGATCTGCTTGGCCTGGTCAGCCCACTTCTCCAGCGGACCCTTTGCGTCTTCGGCACCCTTGCGGCGAACGGCGTCCACATAGGCCCAGTAATCGTCCTCGACGGTCTTGCGCTGGTCGGCGGTAAGCTTGTCCCAATCGACGCGCTTGAACATATCGTCGATGGCGTTCTGGGTGGCGATGCGCGACTTCTCGCTCGTGTCCAGTTCGACTTCGGCGTTGATCGACTTGACCTTCAAGCGCATGTCCTCGACGGCCTTGCCGGCTTCCACCTGGGCAAAGGCCCGCAGCGCCTGGTCGGCCTGCTCACGCGCAGCCTGGCGGTACTGCGGCATGACCTTCTCGACCAGCTCGGCCATGGTGCGCTTGTAGCGTTCCAGGGTGATCGAGGCGTGGTCCTGACCATCGGCCAGGTCTGCGAACAGGCCGGCGGCTTCCGCCGTGCTGCCCGAAATCTCGG